CACCATCGCGCACCTTTCTCACGGCCTGATAGCTGATGCCCATTGCATCAGCAAACTTCGTGAGGTCCATGCCGTGGGCATCCATCTCCGGCTTCAAACGATCCCAGTAATTAACCATGGTTGCAATCGTAGTCGGCAATCTTTGAACCAGAGTTGACAGTTTTCATTGAACCGTGGTTCAATACAGCATGCTCAAAACCAAAGCCATCGAATTGCTTGGCGGAACCGTATCCGCTGCAGCCAACGCAATCGGCATCTCCTACCAAGCAGTGGACAAGTGGCCAGACGTTCTCCCGCCTCGAATTGCTGATCGCGTTTATGCGGTCCTGGCTCGAAAGGCCATGCCGGAACTGGAGGCCGAGGTCGCTGCCAGTGTCGAGGCAGAACCCGCAGCCGTCGGGAGTGCAGCCCAGACCGCATCCGGGGGTTGACCCATGGACGGCCCGATCGTTTCCCGCGAGTCCATCCAGGCCCGCGCCGCTGCTGCTGCCGCCTTTGACGGCATCCCGCCCACTAATCCCTACCCGCCTGGCACGGCTGCGCATGACCTCTTCGAGAGCGAATTCAGCGCTGCGCTGGTCGTGATTGAGGCGGTTCCTGTTTGACATGACCGCCAGTGTCTTTTTTTTGTCCAAAAACGTCTGTACGTGGGTGTCCGTGAATAACGGACGAGCCCGGAAAGGTGCCTATGCAACTCGAAATTGGTGAGTGCTTTGAGTCGGTAAACGATGCGCTGCTGAGCGCTGTTACTGCCTTGGGCGGCTTCAAAAAGGTGGGGCCAACGCTTCGCCCTGAGCTGCCTATCGACCAGGCTGCAGGCTGGTTGCGCGATTGCCTGAACCCATCACGTCGGGAGAAGCTGAGCCCCGAGCATTTCCTGATGATTCTTCGCCTAGCCCGCGCGAATCAAGTGCACGCAGCTATGAACTTTGTAGCATTTGACACTGGTTACAAGGCCCAGCCTGTGGATGTGGAGTCCCAAGAGGCGGAGCTGCAATCCAAGTTCATAGAAGCGGTGCAGGGCCTGACCGCCATCCAGACACAGCTGCAGCGCATCCAGAGCGCCAGGGCGGCAGCATGACCGACGCCGAACGCGAGGACTACATCAAGGACTGCGGCCTGCGTATGGAGCACGCCTATGCCTGCGGGAACCGCCAAGCAGCAGAGCAGTGGCTGCAGGCTCAGAACGAGGCCATCAAGGGCCGTTCCGCTGCCAAGGTGGCTGCTATGGAGGGCTGCTACTTCGATCAGCAGGGCGAGTCCCACGCACAGGCCATGGCCAGGATGGCACTGGAACCATGAACTACTACGAACGCCACATTGGCGACTACCTCAAAGACACAGCCCACCTGTCCCTGCTGGAGCACGGTATCTACACCCGGCTGCTGGACGTGTACTACACCCGCGAATCAGCCCTGCCTGATGACCAAGTGGCCCGGCTGATCGGTGCCCGGTCCAAGGAAGAAAAAGAGGCGCTGCAGGACGTGTTGCGCGAGTTCTTCACCAGCACAGATTCCGGATGGGCACAGACCCGATGCGACCGAGAAATCACACGTTACCAGGACAAACAACGCAAGGCTTCCGCAAGTGCGAACGCACGCTGGGGCGCACAGCGTTCGCTATCCGATGGCAATGCGGACGCATCACAAACGCATGATGCATCAGCTATGCGTTCGCATAGCGATGGCAATGCTCCCAGTAACCAGACACCAGACACCAAACCCAGAAAGAAGAAAGGAGCTAAAGCTCCTCTGTCGGCTGAACTGCCGACCTGGATGCAGGCGCTGATCGACCTCTGGCACGAAATCCTGCCCGAACTGCCGGGCGTAGCCGTGATGAACACCGACCGCCAGCAGGCCGCCCGGGACTTCCGTGACTGGGTGCTGACCAGCAAGCGCAAGGACGGCACCCACCGCGCCACCAACGACGACGAAATGCTGGCCTGGGCCCGTGAGTTTTTCAATCGGGCACGGGGTAACGACTTCGTGATGGGGCGTGGCCCACGGTCACCCGAGCACCAGAACTGGCGTTGCAGCTTCGAGTACCTGCTGTCCGCAAAGGGCATGCAGAAGGTCATTGAACAAACCCAAACCGGAGACACCCAATGAACGCCCGCGCCGATTTCACCCCACCCAGCGAGTACGACATCGCCCAGCTGCGCGTGCCACCCCACAGCGTAGAGGCCGAGTCTGGCGTGCTGGGAGCCCTGCTGCTGGACAGTGCCGGTCTGGACCGGGTTGGCGACCTGCTGCAGGATTCCGACTTCTACCGCGCCGAGCACCAGCTGATCTTCGCGGCAATCGCCAGCCTGACCAACGCTTGCAAGCCGGCCGATGTGGTAACCGTGTTCGAGCACCTGCAGCGCCAGGGCAAGGCCACGGATGCCGGCGGCTTGGAGTACCTGAACCAGCTGGCCCAGTACCTGCCCAGCGCCGCCAACCTGCACCGTTATGCCGAGATCGTTCGGGAGCGCTCCTTGCTGCGCCGCCTGGTCAGCGCCAGCGACGAGATTGCCACGGCCGCCTTCAACCCAGGCAAGCGCACCGTGGTGGAGTTGCTGGACGAGGTGCAGCAGAAGGTGTTCGCCATCGGTGACCAGGGCGCGCCCCGCGACGACTGGCAAAGCAGCGATGCGGGCGTGGTGATGGTGCTGGACAGCATCCAGAACCGCCATGACGGCCAGGGTGCTGCCGACTTCATCCCCACCGGCCTGGTGGGCCTGGACGAGAAACTGAACGGCGGCCTGCGCCCGGGCAAGGTGTACGTGGTAGCCGGCCGCCCATCCATGGGCAAGACTGCGCTGGCGATGTCCATAGCCGAGCATGTGGCCACCAACGAAGGCAAGCCCGTGGGCGTGATGTCCATGGAAATGACCAAGGACGAAGTGCAGGAGCGCCGCGTGTCAATGCGCTCCGGCATCCGTTACGACAAGGTGCTGCGCCCCGAACGCATGAATGATTTCGACTGGGCTGAGCTGTCGAAGACGGTAGAGGAACTGCGCCTGGTGCCGCTGTACGTGAGCGACCAGTCGGCCCTGACCATCAACCAGGTGCGGGCCAAGGCGCGTGCGCTCAAGCGCCGGCACGGCCTGGCGGTGCTGGTGGTGGACTACATCGGGCTGATGGAGAGCATTAACCACCGCGCCAGCCGGGCCGAGAAGATCGGCGAAATCAGCCGCGGTATCAAGGCCCTGGCCAAGGAGCTGGACATTGCCATCCTCCTGCTGGCCCAACTGAACCGCGAGGTGGAAAAGCGCCCGAATCAGCGCCCCATCCTGGCCGACCTCCGCGAGTCCGGCGACATCGAGCAGGACGCCGACGTGGTGCTGTTCGTGCATCGCCCCTACCAGGCGAAGCCCGATATGGATGTGGAGTGGAAGGACTTCGCCGAGCTGATCCTGGCCAAGCACCGCGGCGGCGCCTGCGGCCTGATGGACGCGCGATTCCTGGGCCAGACCATGCGGTTCTGCGACTGGGTGGGCGAACGCCCCAGCAGCATGGCGCGCACAAAGGGAGGGCCCGAGCTGTGATCATCATCGGATGCGACCCCGGCCTGACCGGTGCAATCTCCCTCCTGAGTCCCGAGCGCGGCCTGCTGGAATGCAGCGACCTGCCGGTGTGTGGCAATGGCCAGGCCACCGGCAAGATGCTGCGCTGGCTGGATGCTCCCGCGCTGGCCGCACTGCTGGCCGACTGGTCCGCCCGCCACAGCTTCGCCCAGGAATCGGTGCACGCCTGCATCGAGCGGCCCATCCCCATGCCCACGCTGCCCGCCCAGACGGTGGCCAGCCAATTCGATACCTTCGGCGCCATCCGGGCGCTGGTGGGCGGCCGAGTGGCTGCGGACGGCATGCACATCGTAAACCCGCGCGACTGGAAGAAGTTCTTTGGCCTGGGCACCGACAAGGACGCCAGCCGTGCCACCGCGCAGCGCCTATACCCCACGGCGCCGGTCACGCGCATGAAGGACCACAACCGCGCCGAGTCGATCCTGATTGGGCACTGGCTGATGCGGGAGGTGGCATGAAACCAGTAGATCAAGAGTTTGTGCACCGCCCTGAGATTGGGCAGTACGGAGATTGCCAGCGTGCAGTCGTGGCTTCATTGCTGGAGTTACCGATCACTGAGGTGCCGCACTTTTACGCGTTGGCGCAAAACGACCCCAGCGATTACTGGGACATGTTGCAGGCCTTTTGCCGCAAACATGGGTATGCATACATGACCATGCCGGCACGCGGCGGGGCTTTGTTTTTTGGGGAAGTAGGGGATGTCTATCACGAAATTGCCGGACCATCCCCGCGCGGTAACGGCGTCATGCATGCAGTGGTTGGATGCAATGGACAAATCGTGTTTGATCCTCACCCATCGCGTGCCGGCCTTGCTGGTGACCCCGGCGAGTGGGAGTTCTCCTATCTTGTGAAGGTAGATCAAGCATGACCCTGATCTGCAAACCCAAGGGCCGCGGCAATTGGCACGTGGTCACCATCAACCTGACATTGCCCCTGGACATGTTCCGCGCCCGGGTGGGGCAAGTCATCCCGCTGGGCGACCTGCTGCTGCGGATCTGCGAGGTGCGTCCATGAGCCACATCACCATCCTAAAAAACAACCAGGGCAAGCTGCAGGGCCTGGACGAGAAGGGCCAGCGCGCCTATGCCAAGTGGCGCAAGCTGGTGGAGAACCTGGAGATCGGACAGACGCTGACATTCAGCTACCGCCTGCCGCGCAGCCCAGCCCATCACCGTCTGTTCTTTGCCAAGCTGAACAGCCTGCTGTCGCGCACCGAGACATTCACCGAGCTGGACAAGCTGCGTTACTGGCTGGTGATGGGCGCCGGCTATGCCGACTTCGTGCCCGGATTCAGCGGCCAGCTGCACGCCATCCCCCGGTCCCTGGACTTCGACAGCATGGACGAGAACGATTTTCAGGATCTGCACCGCGCCGTGGACACGTTCCTCTGGACCGCCCACGCCCAGGCAACGCTGTGGCCGCACCTGGATGACGTGGGCCGGTATCGCTGCGTAGAGAACTTTCTGCAGGAATTCCAATAAATCAGCGGCTAGCCCTCATAAACAGTGCGCAAGCAGCTATCAAATTCATAGTATCCGATGCAGTCCAAGAACAAGACCCCTCAGACCACGGCCGAGCGTGAATACGTCCGACTGGTGAAGCTGCTCCCCTGCTCGGTATGTGACACCGGCGGGGGAGAAGCCCAGCCCAGCGAAGCCCATGAGATCAAACAGGGCCAATGGTTCACCTCCACAGCCCTGTGCGCCAGCTGCCACCGCGGCCCATTGCTGGGCATCCACGGCCAAAAGCGCATTTGGATCCTCAAGAAGATGGACGAGCTAGACGCCCTGGCAATCACCATCCAGCGCCTGATCACCCAGTTCCAGAAAGGCATAAGGGCATGAATACCCAAACAACCACAGTGCTGATCGTGGAGAAGGTGCAACCGAACCCGGAACCGGGCCAGCAAGCCCTGAAAGCTGTCATCGTCACATCTGTGCGGATGGAGGCTGTGGACTTTTATGCAATCCCGGCGCGGGCACATGATCCCTTCACCCTGACCGACTCGCGCGCGCACGCGCATTTGGGGATTCTATGAGCCGGGTGCGCGTGGACTGGTTCAGAACACTGGCCGAGCTTCAGGGCAAGGGCTACAACGTGGCCACGGTTGCGGCGGCGATCGACGTGCCGCGCTCCACAGTCATGGGTTGGAGGCTGCAGGATGCAGAGCCCAGGCATGCTGATGGCGAGCGGCTGGTTAATTTCTGGTGCCAAGTGATGCAGCTACCCCGCGAAGCCTTACCGCTCAACGTGGAGGACTTGCTGAGCGCTGCCCGGGCAAAGGCTTGAATGTTGGGATTCCGTCTGGCTGGCTGACGAACACTGCGGGCTTCTCAACCCCACAGCCCCAGCAACCGGAAGGAAGACCATGACCGCCAAGACCACCCGCGCAGTTCAGACCCCAGGCGAAACCCCAACCCCCACAGCCCCAGCAACCGGCGCGCAAGCTCCAGCCGCTGGCGGAACACCTCCCGCCGACGCCTTCCAGGCGATCGGCACCACGGACGGTGGCGCAACTGATGGGGATGAACTGAGTCCTGCCGAGCTTCGTGCCATGATCGCGGCCCAGGCTGCCCAGATCGACGCCTTGACCGTTGCCGTGCAGAACGTGTCCCGTGCCCAGAACCCAGCCCGCGCCGTAGCCGAAGAGCTTCCCGACATCGACAGCCTGGACAAGGCCACGATCACCTCGCCCGTGCTGACCAAGCAGGGGTGGTATGTGCCACACACCTATGGCACCAACCCCGCAGCCCCGAAGTTCTGAGCCATGTGCTTTCCCAAGCCGGATGTCCCGCCGGTCGTAAGGACCGACCCGAAGGCCGAAGCTGACGCTACGGCCGCCGAAGCGCAGGCTAAAGCCAACGCCGAAACTGCCGCGCGCCGCAACGCCAAGCGCCAAAGCGCGCTGAGTACCGGCGCGGGTTTGGCAGCGTCAGCCATTGGAGCCGGCAAAACAACCTTGGGGGGATAACCCTTGTCCGAAGTAGCCGAACAAGACTGCCGCCGCCTGGCGCAGCTCAAATCTGACCGCAACCCACACGAGACCGTCTGGCGGGATGTGTTCGACTACATGGCGCCAGAGCGCAGCCACGGGTTCCAGGGCAACACTGTCAGCGCCACCGATGCCCAGAACAAGAAGGCCCGGATCTTTGACAGCACCGCCATTGACGCCGGCCGCATCGCTTCGTCGGGCTTCGCATCAGGAATGCACCCAGCCAATTCGATCTGGTTTGGCCTCAAGGTGGACGGCGAGAACGACGAGGAAAACCGGTTCTTTGACAACGCCGCGCGCATCATCTTCGAGAACATCCACGCCGCCAACTTCGATGCCGCCGCGGGTGAGTGCCACAGCGACATGGTGCCAGCCGGCTGGTTTGTGCTGTACGTGGACGAGAAAGAAGAGGGCGGCTACCACTTCGAGCAGTGGCCGCTGGCTCAGTGCTACATCGCCACCAGCAAGCCCGGCGGCCGGGTGGACATCATCTACCGCGAGTTTGAGTTGACCCTGGAGCAGGCCGTCAATGAATACGGGCTGGAGAAGCTATCCACCCAACTGCAGGACAAGTACCGCCAAGGCGGTGCAGCAATGGGCGAAAAGGTCGGTTTTGTCTGGGCCATCTACCCCCGCGCCGTGCATGTTGTGGGCCCAGCCCTGGCCAAGAACAAGCCATTCGCCAGCTGCCACCATGAAGTGGTCACCAAGCACATGGTGCGCGAGTCGGGCTATGACGAGTTCCCTTGTGCTGTGCCACGCTGGCGCCTGATCCCCGGCACACCCTACGCCACCGGTCTGGGCTCCGACGCGCTCCCCGACATCAAGACCCTGAACCAGATCCAAGAACTGGAACTGGCCAGCCTGGACATTGCGGTGTCAGGCATGTGGAAAGCGGTAGACGACGGCGTGCTGAACCCCAAGACGGTGAAGATCGGCCCGCGCAAGATGGTCATGATGGCAGACACCAAGAACATGGAGGCCCTGACCACGGGCGCGGACTTCAATGTGTCGTTCGCGAAGGCTGAGCGCCTGCAGGCCAGCATCCGCAAAATCCTGATGGCCGACCAGCTGCACCCCCAGGATGGCCCCGCCATGACAGCCACCGAGGTGCACGCTCGGGTCCAACTGATCCGCCAGCAGCTCGGCCCCATCTTTGGCCGCCTGCAAGCCGAGTTCCTGCAGCCGCTGATCGAGCGCTGTTTCAACATTGCTTATCGCGCCGGCATCCTCGGCCGCGCACCGGACAGCCTGCGCAATAAGAACTTCACCGTGAAGTATGTGTCGCCCTTGGCCCGTGCCCAGCGCCTGGAGGAAGTCACGGCCATCGACACATTCCTGATGGGACTGGCCCAAGCCATGGATGTTGACCCCACGCTGATCGATCTGGTGGACATGGAAGAGACCCAACGCGAGAAGGCATCCGCCCTTGGCGTGCCCGCCAAGCTGATCCGCAGCCAGGACGAGGTTACCGCCCGCCGCAAAGCGAATGCCGCAGCCCAGCAGAAACAGCAGGAACAGCAACAGTCGGCTCAGATGCAGGGTGCAGCCGGTGAGGCCCTGATCAAGCAGGCGGCCGCAGCATGAGCCGCCCCGTAGAGGTAACCCCGGAACTGTTCCGCGAGATCTTCGAGACCGACAAGCGCGGTGCGGCCATCCTTGAATCTTTGATCACCCGATTCAGCCAGCCCGCTGTGACGGATGGCGGCATTGACGCTGTGCTCAAGACTTATGAGCGCATGGGCAGCACGAAGGTCGTGCATTTCATCGTCGGGCAGATCAACCTCGCCAACGGCGTGGCACCCACCGACATCGAGGCGCAAGCCGACTAACCACGAAGGACACATCATGTTGAAAGGAAAACGCCATGTTTTCATGGAAGGCAATCCGGGCGCTGCTGGCGGGGCCGGGGCAGCGGGAGCAGGTGCTGCTGGATCGCCTGGTGCTGGCGACGGTGGACAAGGTGCTGGTGCTGCTGGCGCAGGCGCGGACGGTGCGGCAGGTGCTGGAGCTGCAAAGTCTGGCAGTGCAATGGGCGCTGGCGCCGGAGCAGAGGGCGCTGGTGGTGCAGGCGGCGCGGCAGGCGCTGACGCGGGTGCCAACGGCTGGGACTTCATTGCAGAAAAATACCAGGTCAAGAACGACAAGGGCGAGATCGACCACCAAGCGTCGGCGCGCAAGATAGCGGACGCACATTCCGCTCTTGAGAAGCGCCTGGGCACCGGTGGCACACCTCCCAAGACAGCGGCAGAGTACAAGCTGCCCGAGCTGCCAGAAGCCCTCAAGGACATGAAACTGGACGATGGGCTGGTGGGGAAATTCCGCGAAGACGCTCACAAGTGGGGGCTCAATCAAGCGCAGTTCGAAAGTGTGATGGGCAAGTATTTCGAGCTGGCCCCGGCCTTGGTCAATGGTGGGCAGAAGGTTGCAGCAGAAGACACCATCGCCACGCTCAAGCAGACATGGGGCGCGGACTACCAGAAGAACGGACAGGCCGCCTGGCGCGGTATGGAGCAGATGGCGCAGGCTGCAGGCCTGACCACCGCCGAAGTGGAAGCGGAGCTCGGCAACAGCCCGACATTCAACCGCATCATGGCGGTTGTGGGCGCACAGCTGCGGGAAGACAAGTCAGTCAACTCCGGCGGCGCAGGTGCTGGCAGTGGTGGCGGTGAAGCCGAAGCGGCTGCCATTCAGATGTCCCCGGCCTTCCGCAATCCGAAGGACCCGGGCCACCAAGCCGCACTTGCCAAGTGGCACGCCATCGTGACCAAAGGTGTAGTTGACGCACCGGTTGTGTAAATAGTCGGGAAACCGACCGGGGCCTGATGGGACATTGCACCCCATCAGGCCCGACATGGCAAGCGGACACCCTGGAACCTAGCCCGAGTAACGATGCTGCAGCCGGCACCGTGACCCGTACAGCAGGCCCAGCAATGGACACCCTGGAAGGCGAACCCTAGTTCAACTTTTGGAGCCATCCATGAAAACCTTGTTCCTCTTCGCCGCCCTCGCGGTATCCGTGTTGATCGCATTTGCGATCTTCAAACCCGACACCCTCAAGAGCTTTTTCCACTACGCGGGTGAGCGTCTCCACGTCAGCCTGTTCAACTACATGGGCCGCCAGGGGATGATCCTCGGCTCAACCACCATCACTACGCAAATGGTGGTTGCTTGGGATACCGCGCTGCGTCTCGAAGCACAGCAGCAGGATTCCCGCCTGATGAAGACCGTGACCGACCGCGGCACCATCGAAGGCGCTTCGTTCACCATCAACAACTTGGCTTCCGCCGGTGTGCTGGACGAAAACACCGTTCGCCACGGTGACACCGTCTGGTCCGATATCGACCACAGTGCCCGCAATGCGGTGATGCGCGACTTCTACAAGGCTTTGCCTGTGGATCGCAACGACATCCCAAAGCTCAAGGTAAACCCCTTGTCAGGCGGTTACATGACATCGTTGATCGCCGCCCGAAATCGCCGCGCTGACGACATCATCTATCAGGCTGGCCTGGGCTCGCTGCTGTCGCAAGACGGCCTGACAACCTACGCACTGCCCGCTGGCCAGAAGATTGCAGGCGGTGGTACTGGCTTCACCAAGGCCAAGTTGATCCAGGCCAAGTCCATCTTCCGTGCAAACGAAGCAGATGAAGAAGCCGGAGAAGAGCTGTACATGCTCTACAACGACATTGCCTTGCAGCAAGTCCTGGCCGATACCACGCTCACCAGCGCGGACTTCCTGGCTGGTCAGATGCTGCAAGCCGGCACCCTCAAAGGTAAGTGGCTGGGCTTCACCTGGATTCCTTACCAGGGTCTGAACAAGTCTGGCGCCGTGTATTCGGGCATGGCCTATGCCAAGTCCGGCATCCATTTTGGCAAGGGCTATGAAGAAGGAAACATCAGCCCTCGTCCCGACAAGAAGGATGCCAAGCAGGTGTCCATGGCAGCGTCTTACGGCGCAGGCCGCCAAGATGACAAGAAGGTCGTACAGATCGACTTCCAGTAACCAGCGGCTAGGGGCTTCGGCCCCTGCCTCGTACAACTTTTTAGGAGCCCATCATGGCTGAACTTTCCACCATCACCCGCACCAGCGCGGCCATTGCCTTGGGTCAAAAGACCCACCCCACCAACCAAAACCGGGTGCGCATCGCCATTGTCGAGACGCCGGCCACGTATGCAGCCCCGGCCAACGGTGACACCTTCGGTACCGGCATCATCCTGGCCAAAGGCTCACGCCTGATCTGTCCAGTGACGATCTCGAACGCGGCCAATACCGCATCGCTGACGCTTGCACTTGGCCTGCGTGATCCAGTGACCAAGGTTGCGATTGATGCCACCGCCATTGCAGCAGCTACGGCCATCACCTCGGCCGCCACCGCGCAGGTAAACACGGGCACGAAGCTGACCGCAGGCCAGTACTACGTGCTGCCCCAGGACGCCGAGATTTACGGCACCTTGGCGGGCGCTGCCGGTACGGCCAACGCTGCGATTCGTGCGGAGATCGCCTACGTAGCACCGTAAAGGGCAGTTGCCACGCGCGCGACCGTCTCCAGCGCGGGGCGTTTTCAAAGGGGGCCTTCGGGCCTCCTTTTTTGTTTGAAGGATTCCAGCAATGACCACAGCCGTATCGATCTGCTCCAACGCCCTGATGATGCTGGGCAAGTCTCCCATTGCCAGCCTGACGGAAGAGAACGACCGGGCACGGTACTGCGCCAACCTGTACCCGTTGCTGCGTGATTCGCTGTTGCGCAAACACTTCTGGAACTGCGCTATCAAGCGGGTGCTGCTGTCACCTCTGGCGGAGGCCCCGGCCTACGGGTACACCACGCAGTTTCAGTTGCCCGGCGACTTCCTGCGGCTGTACGAGGTGGGCAAGACTACCGCCCCAATCACGGACTTCCAACTGGAAAACCGCATGATCCTGGCCAATGTGCCGGCGCTGCCCCTGCGCTACGTCTGGCGCAACGACAACGAGGACAACTGGGATGCCGGTCTGATCCAAGCGGCCACCCACGGCCTGGCTGCGGTGCTGGCATACCCGCTCACACAGTCCACCAGCCTGCGCGACAGCATGGCGATCACCGCCAAGGATGTGCTGCGCGAGGCCAAATCCATCGACGCGCAGGAGAACCCCAGCGACACGATGGGTGACGATTTCCTCCTGATCTCTGGACGGTACTGAAATGGGCAAGGTCATCCCCATCCAGACCAATTTCACCGCGGGCGAGCTGTCGCCGCGCGTGCAGAGCCGCATTGATGTGGCCAAGTACAACAACGGCTTGAAGATCGCGGAGAACGTTCAGGTGATGGTGCAGGGCGGTTCGCGCCGCCGGGCTGGGCTTCGTATGGCTGCGGAGACCAAGACTAGCACCAAGCGATCGCGGCTGGTGCCCTTCGTCTACAACCGGGACCAGGCCTACATGCTGGAGGTGGGCGACCTGTATCTGCGGGTCTTCAAGGATGGTGCCCAGGTGGCCGGTCCCTATGAGGTGGCTACGCCCTACGTGGAGGCCTCACTGTTCGAGATCGACTACGTGCAGGGCGCGGACACCATGTATCTGGTGCAGGGCGATGTCCCGGTGTACCGCCTGCAGCGCTTCGCAGACAACGACTGGCGCCTGCTCGCCGCTCCCTTCACCGTTGAACCCTTTGACGAGCTCGGGATTCAGCCAGCCGCCGCGCTCACCCTGTCGGCCGCCACAGTTGGCGCCGGTCGGAACTTCGGGGCGGCTGCGGCCTTCCTGGTTGCCGACGTGGGCCGCTACATCGTTTCTGGTTCTGGTCTGGCGCTGATCACCGCCTTTGTGGATGTGAACAACGTCACATGCACGATCCAGAGCGCCTTCTCCGGCACTAGCATCGCATCCGGTGCCTGGACGCTGGACGGCACCCCACAGACCACCTGCACCGTGTCGGCCGTTGGCCCGGTGGGCACAGCAGTCACCGCCACGCTGGGCGCTGCTGGCTGGCGCGCTGGCACTGCCGAGGTAGGCAAGTACATCAAGGTGAACGGCGGCCTGCTCAAGATCACCAGCTATTCCACCTCCACCGTGTTGAATGCCACTGTGCAGCAGGTGCTGACCTCTACCACCGCGGCCATCGCCAACAGCTGGACCCTGAATAGCTCCATCTGGAACAGCGTCAGCAAGTACCCGCGCGCCGTGACCCTGAACGACCAGCGCCTGCTGCTGGCGGGTTCCGCTGGCTACCCCCAGACCCTGCTATTGAGCCGAATTGGTGACACCCTGAACTTTGAGCTCGGTACCCAAGACTCCGATGCCTTCTCGCGCGAGATTGCCACGGCCCAGATCGCGCCCATCCAGCACCTATCCCAAGGGCGCCGCCTGATGGTGTTCACCAGCTCCAACGAAATGAGCCTGCGCGGTGGCCAGGAAAAGGCCATTACGCCGACCAACATGCAGAAGAACGACGAATCCACCGCCGGCTCCAACCAGGTGCGGCCGGTCAAGGTCGGGAACGAAATCATGTTCGTGCAGCGCGCTGGGCGCAAGGTACGCGCCTGTGGATACCGTGCCGACATCGACAGCTTCGACTCCCCTGACCGCACAGTGTTCTCGGAGCACATCACCAGCTCGGGGATCGTAGACATGGCCTTCCAGCAGGAACCCGACGCACTGCTGAGCTGTGTGCGCGCTGATGGTCAGATTGCGGCGTGCACCTACGACTCCGAGCAGGAGGTAAATGCCTGGGTGCGCTGGATCACCGATGGGCTGGTGGAATCGGTGGCCACCATCCCCACTGCCACATCGGAGCAAACCTGGGTGATCGTCAAGCGCACGATCAACGGCGTGACAAAGCGCTTTGTGGAGTATTTCGACCCCACACTGAAAACCGACTGCGCCAAGACCAGCACCAGCGGCGTGGCGGTCACAACATGGGGCGGGTTCGGGCACCTCGAAGGAAAGACGGTCAAAGTGCTGGCGGACGGCATCTACCAAGGGGAGCAGGTTGTCACTGGCGGCAATGTCACCACCCGCCCCGCGCTGGCTGTAGAGGTTGGCCTGGGTTACACCCCCAAGATGGTGTTGTTGAACCCCGAGGTGGGGTCTACCGGTGGGACATCGCAGGGCGCAACCATCAGCGTGGGCGAGGTGATCGTGCGGGTGCTGGACACCGTTGGAATTCAGATCAACAGCCAATTGACCGACTTCCGCAAGATGAACAGCGAACTGCTGGACCGGCCGCCCGAGGTTGGCACCGGAGACCTGCGGCAGGTCACGCTGTCGGACGAGATCTACCGCAACGAGCTGACGATCAGCCAGCCGGACCCCGTGGACTTTCATGTGCTGGCCGTGATCCGCAAATGCACCGTGAACGATTGACGCCATGATCCGCCACGCCACCCCATCGGACATCCCCACCATCGTGGAGCTGGGCCACGTCATGCACCTTGAAAGCCGGTTCAAGGCCTTGCCCTACGCCTCCGACAAGGTGGCGCGCATCTTCGCCCAACTGCTCGAAAGCAAGAGCTTTGTGATGGTGGCGGAAAAGGATGGGCAGATCGTTGGCGCCATGGCGGCCATCGTGATGGAACTCTGGTTCTCCACTGCCAAAACGGCCCAGGACTTCGGACTGTTCATCCACCCAGATCACCGCGGCGGCATGCTCGCTGTGCGTCTTCTCAAGCGATACGCCGAATGGGCGCAGACCCAGGGAGCCCACGCCGTGGAGATGGGCATCAATACCGGTTTCAAGGTCGAAGAGACCGGCCGCCTTCTCGGTCACCTCGGCTTCACGCAGGTGGCGACCCTTCACTCAAAGGAGTTTTGATATGTGCATCAGCTTGGCTACAGCGGCCCTTGTCGGTGGTTCTGCAATTTCTGCGATTGGCGCTATCCAGCAGGGAGAGCAGGCCGGCGCGCTGGGGAGCTACCAGCAGAACCAATCCAATGCCGACGCGGAAGCCGCCAAGGGTGCGGCAGAGGTGCAGGCGCGCCAGATCCGTGATGCGGGCAAACGTCAGAAATCAGCGGCTACAGCGGCCTCGGCAGCCAGTGGCTTTTCGGTAAACGACGGAACCGCTGAGCTGATCAATAACCAGATCGACCAGGGCTCTGAGCAGGATGCTCTAACCGCCATTCTGGAAGGCAAGAATTCCGCACGCCGGCTACGGGCGCAGGGAGAGGCCGCCAAGATCTCCGGCGATAACGCCCGCACGGCTGGGTATGTCTCCGCGATGGGCAGCGTTATGCGCGGAGCTTCGGGCTGGAAGTCCTCGGCCAGCAAGTTGGTGGACTCGACCAAGATCCCAATGCAACCAGGCGGAGGCTACTGATGGCACGCATTCCAATGGGCGAATTTGGTCAGCTCACCCCATCGGCTCGTCCCACACCAACCGCCTCGGCCGCCCAGTTGGATGGCGGCCTGTCGGATGCCGTGCAGCGAGTTGGCAATACCGCCGCGGCCATAGGCCAGAACACCATTGACCAGCAGGCGGCAGAGCAACTGCGGCTGCAGCGCCAGGCCGAAGCTGAAGCACGGCAGGAAGCCGAGAAGCAAGCCAACCGCGCCGACCAGGTGGCCCAGCTCAATGCCCACGCCGATATTCAGGTGGGACTGGCGGACCTGAACGACGAGATCACCGCCGGGCTTTCCACCGGCGCGCTGAACAAAGACGATGCACGCAAGCAGTGGACCGAGCGCAGTACCAAGCTGCTGGGTGACAGCATCGGGAAACTGCCCACCGACCTGGCCCCCCTGGTGCAGGCGCAAATGAAACCCTTGGCGGGCAACCTGACCAACCGCCTGGAGGACACCATCCGCAAGCGCGACCAGCAGGATGCTGACGCCGGGCTGATCACCTATAAAGAACAGCTGCAGCGCCTGGCCAATACCGACATGGAGGGAGCGATCAAGCAGTGGGACCAAACCGTACGCGCCTTGGGACCTGGCGCTGGCTGGACACCTGAAAAGGTGGAAAAAGAAGCGCAGGGTTTCAAGGAACAGGTGACATTCACCAAGGCTTACGAAATGGTCAGCGGCGCGCGCAATGACCGCAAGAGCTTGGACACTGCCGAGAAGACCATTCAGGGCATGAACGACATGGACCCCCAGAAGCGGGCAACGCTGCTGGACCGGGTGGGTGCCTACAAATACAGCCTCGATCAAAAAGCCGAGCTGGCCGCCCAGCGTGCGCAGCGCCAGAACGAAGCCACCATGAAGCGCGCCGAGGTCACATTCCAGACCTTCCAAGCGGTCAGTGACAAGGGCCTGGCCCTGGACCCCGCCTACGTGGACACGGTGGTGAAGGCGACGGCGGGCACACCCTACCAGGCCGGTGTCATTGCCATGGCCAAGGCAGCGGCCGAAAATGGGGGATTGGCAGCCCAGCCCATCCCAGCCCAGCGCGCCGAGCTGGACCGCATCACGGCGCAGATCGCCAAGGAAGGCAACAGCCCGACACTGTCCAAGCGCAAAGACCAGATCGAGAAGGTGCTGCGCGGCAGCCAGACCGATATCAAGGAGGACCCCATGCGGGCTTACCTTGACCGCAGCACGGATGCCGCAAACTTCACGCCGCTGGACACCAGCAACCTGCAGAACCTGACAAAGAGCTTGAGCGATCGCAGCGCTATCGCCGCGCGCGCCAGCGAATGGAGCGGGGGACCGGTGGCACCGCTTACCGGGGAAGAGATCGAGCCCGTACGCAAGATGCTGGACGCATTGCCAGCCGGTCAGCGCAGTGCAGCCATTGCCACTCTGGCCACCACGCTGGGCCCACAGGCTGCCGCGGGCATGGCGCGCCAGTTGGACAAGAAAGACCGGGCTCTGGGCTTAGCTTTTGGCATGGCTGGATCTCAGACCACGCAGGGCCGCTACGTTTCAGAGTTGGTGCTGAAAGGCGCTCAGGCCGAAAAGGACGGTACCAGCACCAAGAACAAGGACGCTGCGGATGTGAAGCCTGGCCAGTGGAAACGCTTCATGACCGCTGAGCTGGAAAACGTCTATCCCACTCAGACCATGACCGAAGGCGTGCGGGACGCCGCTCTGTACATTGCCCACGGCATCGCGGCCGAGAACGGCGGCAAGCTGGGGGAAGACGATATGAAGCGCGCCGTGCGTCTCGCAGCCGGTGGCGATCTGGTCAACCATAACGGGCGCACTATCCCGCTGCCTGCAGGCGTTGACACTGACATGCTGGAGAAGCGGCTGCGCAGCATCACCCCCGAAGAAATCACCCAGCAGTCTGCCCAAGGAACGGTCAAGGTTGCCGGCGTGGACATGGCCGCGGCTGACTTTGTGAAATCGCTCCCCGGTGCAGAGCTGTCCTATGCCGGACCACGGCGCTTCAATGTCATCGTGGGGGGCCGTCCGGTCACCGCTGCCGATGGCAAGCGCCGCATCACCATCGAGGTGAAATGATGCTGGGTGATCTCTACCAACAGGACACAGACCAGGCACTCGACAACCTGGCCAGCATGCCGCCCGTGAAGCCAAAGCCTGCGGCTAAATGGAACGGCTGGAGTGCCCCCTTGCGCGCAGTGGCTGCAGGAACCGCAGAGGTGGCGGGCAGCTGGGCCGACAGCGTGAAGGGCGCCGCACAGGTTGAATCCGCGTATGGAACCTCCAGCGCTGGCGGCATGTTCTCGGTGCGCAGCGATGCCGAGAAACGAGAGGCAGAGCTACAGCGGGCAAAGATCGCAGCGGAGGGAATTGATACCACTTCGGGCGTGGGCACATCCTTCCGTAATGTGGCGCGCAACTACCGACCTGATCCGGCTACGGCGAGCTTGGCTGAAACGCTCACTTTCGACCTGACCCGCTTTGTCACTAAGGCTGTGGGGTACACCGCCACTGGCGGAGCGGCGCCCGGTGCAGCCATGTTGGCGGTGGACGAGGGCATGCAGACTGCTGACGATCTGGCGCAGCAGGGCGTAGACAAGAACACACGTACAAAGGTAGGGGCCGTGGCTGGCGGTGCGGCGGCAGCCGGTGTGCTGCTGCCAGTAGCGGCGCCTGGCTCCGTGGCCAAAACTGTGGGACTGTGGGCGGTGGGTGGACCGGGCGCTTTTGTCGCCCAGCAGGCCGCCACCCGCAAGGTTTTGGAGAACGCGAACTATGCCGACCTGGCGCAGTCGTATGACCCCCTCGATATCACGGGCCTGGCGGTGGCCTCGCTGGTGCCCGCTGGCTTCGCAGCACATGCCATGTACGGCGCGCGCGCAGGCAAGGGCGGCGCAAAGCCGGTGGCAAAACCGGAAGTTGCAGGCCTGACGCCAGAGCGGGCTGACGCTGTGATGACCCACAACCTCACCTTGGCGCAGGACGTGCGCGAGGCCACACCGCCAGCCGAAGCGGTGAAGCTGGTGCAGCCCAAGCGACCGTTGCCCGACGTTGCCAATGAACACGTGCAGCGCCTGCCCGAGGATCGCCGCCAGGGCATGGTGGACATGTACAACAAAGCCGAGCAGGTGAAGCCGGTATTCGACAGCACTGCGCGCGCCATCGCCGACACGGTGGGTGGCACGGTCAAGCTGGCCGAGCTCAAAGGCGTGGACCGCGCCGTGGACAAGGTGGTGGGCGACTATGCCGGCGACCCGACCAAGATCAAAGACTTGGTGCGCGCCACTCTGGTGGTGGACTCAGCCGAAGCGGCGCAGAAGGCCGTGGCGGAAGTGATGGCGCGGTATGACGTGGTGCCTGGCAGCGGACGCAACCTTCTGGGCCTGAATGAACAGTCCATTGGTGGCTACCGTGATGCCAAGTTCAATGTGCTGATCGATGGGCACGTGGCAGAGATTCAGGTGAATGTGCCCGGCATGCTGGCCGCGAAGAAGGAGGCTCACCCGCTGTACAAACAGGTGGAAACCTTGCGGCGCGAGTGGGATGGGAAAGAAATGCCAGCAGATGTGGCAGCAAAGGTCAGCGACCTGCAGGGCCGCCAGCAAGCTATTTACGAAGCGGCTTGGGCTGATGCAAACCGGGATTTTGCAACTGGATCGGACACCACCGGCAAGGCGGCAAATGTTGCTGAATCCATTTCGCCGCGTGTAAACGACACCAACGCATCGAAATATTCACGGTTGACCAACGTGCCATTGCGCGCTGCTGAGTCTGACGGAAAAACGCGGGGGGGATCAGTGTCCCAGGCCATCGAAAACTTGACGCCTGGGCAATCGGGGTACAGCGATACAGGGACGCCTTCTACATCGAGTAGTTCGGCTTTGGGTCCAAATGCTGGCAGTTTCATGGGGGCCTCCGATGCTTCCATTGTACCGGGGGCAGGGGAAACCCGCAAATTGGCCCCCGGCGTCAAGTCCGTGCTGTCCCGTGCCGAGGAAATCGAGCGCACCAACCCGGACATGGTGGTGGGCCAGGACGCCGATGGCAAACCCATCACGGTGAAACAGGAGCTGGAGCGTATTCGCCGGGAGTCCATGGAGGGCACCGACACCGAGCTGGGCGCCCAGGATGCCGGGCTACTGGAAGTGGCGGCGAATTGCGCGCTGTCTACAGGAACGATGTGATGGCAAAGGCCACCACCGTGCCAGCAGCTGCCAGAAAGGCGATGTGCTTCACCAGCGTGCGCATGTACCGCCACGCCGGGCGCACGCCCCCGAACAGGCCGCAGGTGATCAAGAAGACCATCCCCAGCATGCACGCGATGTAGAACCAGAAAAGAAAGAACTTGTCCATGAATTCGAACTGCATTAAAGCCGTGATTGCCGCGGCTGGCAAGCCACTCAGCGCTGCCAAGATCCAGGCCATTGATGACGCCATCAGCGCCAAGATGCGCGAACTGGCCCGTCAGGACCGACAGCGCTGGCAGGGGCTGTCCCGTGACCAGCGTGTGACCGAGGCGGCCATTGCGGCCATGGAGGACGTGCAGGCCCAGGCGGCGCTCAAGGAATACCGCGCCACCTTGCAGGTGCTGCGCACAGCGGAGACCGACGCCCGCGTGAAGGACGCCGCCGCGCTGGGCGACCTCACCCGCTCGCAGGGCCTGATTCGCGACATCGAGCAAACTGGGCAGTACATCGACGCGGTGCGCAACGATGCGATCTCTGGACTCACTGACCTGATGGACGCCGCCAGCAACAAGGATGGCACCGGCCTGCTGCGCAATCTGGGCATGCGCATCTTTGATCTGGACAACCCGGTGACCACGCGGGACGTGGTGCGCGAAGTGTTCAAACTGGCGGACGGCCACACCGGCAACAAGGCGGCGGTGGCAGCGGCCAAGGCCTGGCTCCAAACCATAGAATCCATGCGCCTACGCTTCAACGCGGCCGGCGGCGATGTTGGGAAACTGGGATATGGCTACCTGTCCCAGGCCCACGATGCCGTGCGAGTGCTGGAGGCCGGCCCCAAGGACTGGGCGGCCAAGGTGTTGCCGCTGCTGGACCGTGAGCAGTACGTGAACACAGACGGCAGCCTGATGAAGGATGCGGACGTGCTGGCCATGTTGGAGGGGGCCCACGACACCATTGCCACCGGTGGGCTGAACAAAACCCAGCCGGGCCAGTTCAAGGGCACGGGCGCCAAGGCCAACGCTGGCAGCGATGCCCGGGTGCTGCACTTCAAGGACGGCGATGCCTGGATGGCCTACATGGGCGAGTTTGGGCAGGGATCGCTGTATGACGCCATGGTGGGGCACGTGGGGCACATGGCGCGGGACACGGGCCTGGTGGAGCGCTACGGACCCAACCCCGAGCAGCAATTCAAGCTGCAGCAGGACATCGCCCAGCGCGAGGACGGTGTGGGCACCATGGCAAGCCGCAGCGCCGGCAACCAGCCGGAGGCCTATTGGAACCTGATCAGCGGCAAGACCAGCGCGCAGAACCGCGTGGTGGCCCAGATCGGGCAAGACCTGCGCAACATCCAGACCGCGGCCAAGCTGGGCGGCGCGGTGCTCTCCAGCACCACGGACATGGCCACCATCGCCTCCACGCTGCACTACAACAAGCTGCCTTACTTCGACATGCTGCGCAACATCGGCAAGCAGTTTGACGGCGACACGCGCGACTTCCTCACCGCCCACGGTGTCATCGGTGAAACCTTGTCTTCCACGCTGAACCGCTGGACCGGCGACCACATGACGCACAGCCTTACCGGGCGGGTGGCGGGCAGCGTGATGAAACTTTCCCTGATGAACGCCTGGACGGACGGCCTGCGCAATGCCTTCTCCATGACCATGATGGGCGGCATGGCCAAGATGGGGAAAACCGAGTGGGGCAAGCTCACCGAGTGGGACCGGTACCTGCTGCAGCGCAAGGGCATCACCGAGGCGGACTGGGCGGTGGTGAACCAGGCCAAGCCCACCGCGCACCAGGGCGGCGAGTATCTGACGCCGGAAGCTATCAAAGCCACCGGCCACGCGGATGCTGCGCAAGTAGCTACAAAAATACTAGCATTCACGGTGGACGAGGGGCAATTTGCCGTGGTCAATCCTGACCTGGCCACCCGTGCCATCGTGACCGGCGGCGGCATGCCCACCGGGACCATCAGCGGTGAAGCCATGCGCAGCTTCACTCAGTTCAAGAGCTTCCCCATTGCGATGCTGACGCGCCACTGGCGCCGGGTGATGGAGACGCCCCAAGGCCTGGAAGGCGCTCCGAGCGGCTACGGTGCCAAAAGCGAGGCCGGCGGCGCACTGAACAAGGTGGCCGCCATCGCTGGGCTGAACCTCACGCTCATGATGCTGGGCGCCGTGGTGCTGCAGAACAAGGCGCTGGTGCAGGGCAAAGACCCCTACGACCTCACACAGTCCAAGTTCTGGATGCGCGCCGTAGCGCAGGGTGGTGGTGCTGGCTATCTTGGCGATCTGCTTTTCAAAGATCCGACCGAGCAGCGCACCAGCTCAGCGGAGCAAGGGATTGGCACAGTGCTGGGCCCGGCCGCTGGCGCTGTGGCTGGGCTTGCGGGTGATCTGGTGGTGACCAATGCCTGGGAGGCTGCAAAGGGGAAGGACACCCATTTCGGTGCCGAGGCAGCGCGGTGGACGAACTCCCAACTGCCATATGCCAATCTCTGGTGGCTGCGCGGTGCCTATGAACACTGGTTCCTGTTCTCTGCACAAGAAGCGTTGAACCCCGGCTATCTGGCCCGCATGAAACAGCGCGCTCAGAAGGACTGGTCACAGGGTTACTGGTGGGATCCGGCAGACGCCATGCCATCGCGGGCCCCCGATCTCAGCAATGCGGTGGGCCAATGAAAAAGCCAGCATTTCTGCTGGCTCTCATACAGTGTCTATGGCGGCTCGTCGGCTTATTTCATCCGGCCAAACACGGCTTCCTGCCTGGCCATTTTAGGAGCTATTAACTTATGCGGCAAGACCAATTCGAAGCGCTGCAGGCGCGTGGTGAGCAGCTGGTGGACATCTTCCTGGCGGAGAGCGACCCAGCCAAGTGGCCCGGCCACGGGATCGAGCCGGCCAACATGGAGAAAACCACCCGCGGGGACCGCTACTGGTGCAAGAAGGACGCGGTGGCCACGTTGGCGTGCGCACAGCGCATTTTCAATTTGGTGCAGGTGATTCGCGAGCGCTCCGTGCCGGTGGATCTACCGACCCCAGACGGATCACCTGCAGCACCTGCTGACGGTGAAACTGATCTGGATAGGGAGGTGGCCGCTGCTGAGAAGGAAGCCGCCCGGCTGCTTGACCAGGTGCAGCGCGGCGCGCGCAAAGAGGCTTTCGACAAGCACGTGCACAAGAAGGCCTGACGCATGGCTGACCCCCGCCCCGTTTCGTTCCTGGCCTTCTTCATCATGTGGGCCAAGGTGATGGGCTGGACTGTGCCCCACATCCACGTGCTCATGTGCCAGTGGCTGGAGAACTGCTCCGACCCGGTGCGCGTGCTGATGGTCTTTCGAGGGGCGGCCAAGTCCACCATCTACGCTGTTTTCAAAGCCTGGAAGCTGTACCGCAATAGGACGTGGCGATCCCTGGTCTGGGCCGCGGATGATCCGCTCTCCACCAAACTCACCCGCGACACGCTCAATGTGCTGCGCCGGCATCCGCTGTGCGGTGGCATGCTGCCCAGCAAGCCCGGGGCGCAGGCCTTCTGGGTGAATGGTGCAACTGATGCGCGTAACCCCAGCATGCAGGCCGTGGGCGTGAACGGCAACGCCACCGGGAGCCGCGCCGATGCGATCGACTTCGATGACGTAGAGGTGCCCAAGAACATCAAGACGCCAGAGGCGCGCCAGAACCTACGGCTGAAAATCGAAGAGTCCACCCACATCGCGGTGCCAGGGGCTCAGAAAACCTACATCGGCACGCCGCACACGCACGACTCGATCTACACAGAACAGATCGAGGGCGGCGCCGCAGTGCTCAAGATCCCGTTGTTTGCCAACGTCCGTCGGCACGCGGCCAGCTCGGAGCCGCGTACGCAACTGTCGTTTGACTTTGACCTGGCTGCGGATGGCCTCTATGTGCTGGTGGGCATAGGCAAATTCTCTCGACTTCTGGAAGAGGGCACGGACTACACGGTTCACACACGATCCGTAGCGGCCAGCTTTCCGGCGGGGGGAACTATCTCCCTACGCACCGTAGTGCTGCGACAGCCCTCCACCGCCGTGATCGACCTGTGCGGCGGCTGTGCCTGGCCCGAGCGCTTCACCCGTGCGGAGATTGCGCAGCGCCGTAAGGACACCCGCACCCTCAATGGCTGGGACAGCCAGTACCAACTGGAGGCCAAGCCCGTGAGCGAAACCCGACTCGACCCGGCCCGCATGGTGCCGTATGACCTCAAGCCCACCATCACTTACGCCAACCGCCAAGCAGTGATGATGCTGGGCAAGGTGCAGATCGTCGGCGCTGCCGCGCGCTGGGACTGTTCCCTGGGCAAGGTCACCAGCGATGCATCGGCTTTCTCTCTGGTGCTGACCGATCAGCCCGGGAATTTGTACTGGCAGCTTGCCGAAGGGCTGGAGGGCGATCTGGATGCGCAGTGCCTGCGCGTAAAAGAGCTAGCCCTGGAGTACCAAATACCGCGCATCGTGGTGGAGACCAACGGCCCCGGCGGCTTCGTCCCCGCACGCCTGCGCAAGTTCCTGGCGGGCACCGGCTGCGCTGTGGCGGAAGACTTCAGCACGGTCAACAAGCAGAAGCGCATTCTTGACGCCTTCGAGCCTCCGCTGTCCATGCAGGTGCTCTGGGCCCATGTGTCCGTGTTGGACGGCCCGACCTGGGACCAGATGAAGGATTTCAACCCGCTGGCCACGCGGCAGCCCGATGACTACATCGACTCGGGAGCTGGCGCCATTGCCGACACCCCTGTGCGCATCGGGCAAATAGTCGGGAAACCGACCGAGCACCAGCAGCATCCTTGGCGTCCATCAGCGGGCGTCCACGATATCGTGTTCGAAACCTCTTAGCCCTTTGGGTGGCCCGCGCAAACACTGCAAAGGCTCCCATGTCAGTCACCGCTCAAACCCCCTATAAGAAGTATGTCGCCGCGCCAGGCGCCACTTTTTTCACGACAGATTTCCGCCTGCTGTTGGCCACCGACTTGCAGGTGAAAGTGAACAGTGTGGTGGTCACCAGCGGGTTCACCTTGGGGGTACTTGGGGGCCCCAGTACGGATTTGACTTTTGGCACTCCAATGGTTGGCGGGGAGATCGTAGAACTGCAGCGCAAAGTTCCGAAGACCCGCGCCACCGATTACCAGCAGCTCGGGGATTACCAAGCCTCCCAGGTCAATGCCGACTTTGATCGCATCGTGATGATGCTGCAGGACTCCCAATTCCTGAACGACTTGGCTGTGCTGCTTCCTGTGGGTGATGCCGCTGCGCCGATGACGCTTCCTGCCTTGGCGGATCGTGCTCTGAAGTTCTTGGCCTTCGACGCACTGGGCAAAGCCATTGCCGCGCCCGGTGTTACTGGATCGCCGGTTTCCACTTTTATGGCTTCGGTGATCCTCTCAGCAAACGCAGCAGCAGCAAGAGCAGCCATTGGCGCAGGCACCGGCGACGCACAAGCCGGTGTCAACACCAACATCACCAGCCTAGGCAACAACACCAGCACGGTTTACACCACTGCTGGAACTTCTACCGCCTACACCATCACACCAAACCCAGCAATCACCGCCTATGCGGTGGGGCAGTCGTTTGTGGTGAACTTTAATGCTGCGTCAGGTGCTTCCCCGACATTGCAAATCAACGGCATTGCAACCCCTCCAAACCTTGTCAAGCAAGATTTAAGTGGGACATTCAGCAACATCGCAGCAGGCGACATACCCGCCAACCACAGAAGCCGTGTGACATTGATTAGCACCACGCAGGCTCTGGTGGAGCGCTTGCCGGTTGTGTTGAATATCGGTGCGGCAGTAGCCACAACCAGCGGCACCGTCGCCACGCAGACCGGCATTCCGTCTTCTGCCAAGCGAATCACTATGAACCTGCTGAACTGCGGGACAAACGGAACATCCAACAAAGTCATTCAGCTTGGAAGCGGCTCGCTGAAAACCAGCGGATATACCCAGACGCAAGCGTTTGTTGCTAACGGTTCCAATGGCCTAGGCGCAAACGCAACGGGTTTCACGATTGCCAGCAGTGCAGCCGCTGACCGCATTTATGGGACGCTGGTTTTCACCCTCGCTGATGCAGCCACAAACACATGGAACTGCTCGGGAAAAACGCAAGTCGCCACGGCGGTATTTGAAACAGTTGGCTCCGTCTCTTTGTCTGGTGCGCTTGACCGCATTGGGTTCACCTCCGCGACGCCTGACACGCTGGTTTCTGGGTCTTACTCACTGATCGTAGAGGGTTAATCATGACAGTTCGCACCATTGACTTTGTGACCGGCGAAGAAACCGTCCGCGATTACACGCAGGAAGAGTTAGACGCCATTGCCGCGAATCAGCCAAACCCGTTAAACGTCATCGAGGCCAAAAAGCAAACCGTGCGCCAGCTGCGCGAGCAGGTGCTTGAACGACTAAATGGAATTGCTGGGCGCGCAGTCTGGCGTGGCAACACCGCACTGGCTGAGGCCTGCTACGTTGCCTCGGAGGCTTTGCTGGACATCACCAAGGATCTTCCCAGCGATCCAGATTCCGTCGAGTTGGTCATGTTTGGCCGCTACCTGACTATCAGGCAAGCCGCGATTGAAGCAGCGCCATCGCTTGCAACAGCTTTTGCGCAGGTGGATGCGTGATCTTCCTATTCCTCGTCCTCCTGAAGCCTGCCCTGCAATGCGTAGAGGGTGGCAAGTGGTGGCACTGCTGGGCGGTCATTCCTGCGTGGTTCCTCGATGTGTTCATTGCACACACGACTTGGGCGCTGGTCTTCGGCTGGCCCAAGCGTGGTGAATGGACGATCTCCCACACCTTAGAGCGCATCGTCCCCGAACACAAACACCCACGCTGGTTGCTCGCTGCTGCCATAGCTCACGAAATCAACGAAATATCCCCAACAGGGGAGCACATCAAGGCCATGGCGCTATGACCAGAAAACAGTTTTACACCGGCATGGCCCTGAGCCTCTGTGCCTTTTGGGGATTTGTGGGCTTCATGCTCTGGGAGGTTTTCAAGTGAGCGATCACGCAATGTCAGCGGCGGAGAAGATCGCCAGCATCCCACCGGCCACGGTGCTATTCACCAGCGTTACCGGCTTGGTAACTTGGCAGGACATGTTCTACATCGTCTCGACCATCTGGGTGGTGATTCAGATCGCCTTCCGTCTGCACAAAGAATGGACGACCCGAAGGGGTCCGCCAGTTCCATGAACTTCACGCGCATCTGGGATTGGATCGACCAGCGTGACATCGACAAGCACGTGGTGTCCATCGTCGTGCTCTACGGCACCAAGATTCTGACCAGCTGGGCTATGGCCTTCGCTACCGCCCACGCCGACAAGCCCGGGCTGGAGATCGCCGCAATCATCGCCGCAGTGACTGGGCCCTACATGGCTCTGCAGGCTGCCGCGATCAAGTTCTATTTCGACAGCCGGAGCGCATCATGAAACTGACCCTGACCCGCTACGAACTCACTCCCACCCGCACCTTCGGCAAACTGGAAGCGGAGGATGGGCACCGCCTCTGCTACACGCTGGAGGACGCCGTGCGGGAAGTGCCCGGCCAACCGGTGGGGAACTGGAAGGTGCACGGGAAAACCGCGATCCCCGCAGGCTCCTACCGCATCACCTTGGAGAACTCCCCGCGCTTTGGTCTGGACACCCTGACCGTGAACGCAGTGCCAGGATTCACAGGCGTACGGATGCACGCAGGGAACACCGAGTCCGACACTGAAGGCTGCCCGCTGCTCGGGATGCAAGTCACCCCCACGGGGATCATGGGAGGCACCAGCCGGCCCGCCGTGGCTCTGGTGAAGGAGGTGGTCCGGCAAGCAATCTCTGAAGGCCGCACCGTCATGCTGGAGGTGAAGAACCCATGAACCCATACCTGATCATCGTTTTCTTGCTGGCCCTTGCAGGAGCTGGGGCCGGAGGCTTCAAGCTGGGATCTGATCACGAGATTGCCGCCCAGTCCCGAGAGCGTGAACACATAGCCGAAGCAGTGGACGCTGCGAACAATGCTGCTGCCCAAGCCATCGCCAACATCAAGCCAAAGTTCACCACTATCCAGAACGCTGTGGAAAGGGAAACCCGTGAAAAAGTTATCTATGCTGATTGCCGCCATTCTCCTGACGGCCTGCGCCTTGCCAACCAAGCCCTCAACGGCGGAACCATCCCCGCTGATAGTGGCGAACTGCCCCAAACTCATCCCCCTAAGTGATGACAGCTTTGGCGCTACAACGTCCAAACTGGTAGAGGTCTCGGGGATTTACTACGCATGCCGGAGGGCTGCTGGGGTTCCGTAATTTGCGGAAATAGAAACCGATTGCGGAAATGAAAAAAGCCGCTTGTTAGCGGCTACTTTCAACTTTCCACCTGTATTATCGGTGGTGCCCAGAAGAGGACTCGAACCTCCACGATGTTACTCGCTAGTACCTGAAACTCTCAGGCTTTCTAGGCTTCATGCGGGCTAGCGGCCCTTCGGGTTTCCGCAAAAGTTACTCACAAATCCCCCGGTCTTTCACTCTTGCCGCTTTTCGATTGCGGAACGGTTTTAGCCTCTGCGCTTGGGCAGCGCCGTCACCTTTTTGGCGGTGCCCGTGTAGTGCTCTGTCATGGTGGTGCTGGTGTGCCCCAGCAGGGCCTGCGCAGCCTCGAGCCCGACCTGTTCCCGCAGATCCGTGGAGCCCTTGCGGCGCAGGTCTCGGAACTGGAAATGCTCTGCGCCTGGCACCAGTGCGCGCGCAGCTTCAAAGCGTGAGCGCAGCTTTGCCTTGGTCATCGGCTTGCCAGACTCGTCCACCAGCAGCTGCATGGGGCGCACGGCAAACTGGGACTTGCGTTCATTGATCCGCTCGATAAGCCGCTCCAGATCGCCAGCCACCGGTATGCGCATGGCCTTGCCGGTCTTGTTCTGGTTGAACTCCATGAAGCCCTTGCGCACGTCGGCCTCGGACAGCTTGAGCACATCGGCCGGGCGCTGGGACAGGTAGTAGGCCAAGTCCATGGCTTCCTTGAGCGATACGCTGCCAGCGGTGTAGACCGCCTCCAGCACGTCATCCGTGATGATCACATCCTTGCGGCCGGGTAGGCGCTTGGTCTTGATGGCGGCCACGGGGTTGGTGGTGCAGAAGTCCCTGGCCATGGCCCACGAATAGACCATCGACAGCACAGCCTTTTCCCGCAGCGCGCGGTGGCGGGTTTCCTTCGTCCGGTCATCGATGTACAGCTGCACGTGGCTGGGCTTCACCTGGTCCATGGGGGCATCGCCAAAGTTCTTAAGCAGCTTGTCCAGGGCAAACTTGTAATCCGCTTGAGTGCCCAGGCCCAACTCGTCAAACTGTGGCGAGGCTAGGTACTTGCCAATGGCCCAGCCCACGGTGATGGACACTGTGGGGGGCGCTTCGTGCAGGCCTGCCCACTTCTGCACGGCCAGCACGAAGTCTGTGCCAAGGGCAGTTTCCTTGCGGGGGCGCCCGCCGTGGTCGTAGAAGTAGTAGACCGTCTCGCCGCGCACCCGGGCACGCATACGCGGCGGCAAATTCAGGTTGGCACTCGGTTTGCGGCCCATGATGGACTCCACTCTGCTGCTTTGGGTTTGTTGGCAGCGGCGGCGCGCTGACCCTCCAGAATAGCGCGCGCCACTTTTGGGTGGCCTGCGGCGTTGATGTGGAACGGGATCTTTTGTAGCTTGAGCTGGGCGATTTGCTTGCTGGCCTGCTTGTAACCGGTCAGGTCGCTCAATTCATCGGCATCCAAGAACATGCTCATGATTGCTGGCCTTTCTGGATGGCTGCGCGAAGCTGCTTTACGCGCATGTCAGCCGTGTCCCATGTCGGGTGATTCCAAACCTTGATGTTCTTCACTTGCCACGCCATCAGGTCTTCGACGGCATCAATCAGGTTTTGCACAGCCTCCCCATCCGTCAGCCCTTGCGCTGGCTGGGCTTGTGCTTGGGCGATGCCTGAAAGCGTTAGCGCAGCACTATTGTGGAATGCTGACTGATCCATATTGATAGGCCAAAGTTTGCTGGTTTTTTCGTGCCAGTCGGCAAGCGCCTTTAACTTTTCCACCAGCACCTGATTAACAGGCTGCGCTGGTGCAGCTTGGAGGGCATCGAAAATCTCTGTGCAAACCGCACAATGAGAAACCGCCTCAGACTTAGACAGTTTGTAATTTCCGCTGTGGTTTTCTAATGCAGCCATCGCCCGCTCCAGCAGCTCCCGGTCAATAGTTACTTGTGTCATGGGTGATCATTTGGCAAAGGTTTAAACAGGCACGGATTCATCGGGTACATCTCAGAGTCGCAGGACCACCAAGTTTTCTCAGGCCACGGTTCGTTCCGAACGGCTTTGTGCATCCCTGACGATCCGGGCTCAACAACAAGGACTGGCTCTTTTGTTGGTCCGTACGTAGTCTCGCGCCAGCCAAGTTCTTTGAGGCGATACCAGGCATCAAACATCATGCGGGCTGCATCCTGCTCAGTTGGCATAAGCTCGGCGCGGCGTTTAGTGGCAGCTTCGACCCGAGCCATGATTTCGTTTGCCTCGTTTTCGCGCAAAGGCTCATGGCGAAAGCCGTTGCTGTCCATGAACGTCTTGTGCCCAACAATGGGATTTTGAATGCTCATGCTTTCTCTCCTTTAGGTTGGGTGGGTGTAATCCGCCACGAAGTCGATCACTTTCACGGCCCATGCCAATGGCCCGCGATATTGGTTTTTCTGCATGTTTTTTGCAGCTTCCAGCACATCAGCGGGAATAGCCACCGCCTCCCCCTGCGCCTCAAGCCGGGCGCGGAGTTGGTCGTTTGACTGCACGGCCTTTGCCGTCATGATCATCAAATCATTGCGCTCTCGCGTCAGCCGCTCCACGTCGTCGCTCAGGGATTCGATGTGGTCGAGTAGGGCGATTACTTTGTCCTCATTGGCAGATGCGTGAAACAGCTCCTGAGGATATGTGTCGTGCGGATCGCCCACGGGAAACCCAGCAGCGGCCCATTGTTTAGCGCTCTCTGCCAGCTTACGCAGCTCAATCAGTTCTTGTGTGGCGGTCATTGGACTTCCTTGATGATGTTGATTGCAAGACGCAAGCGAGCAGCGCTCAGCGAGTCAGCGGGGCGCACAGCCTCCAACGCCTCCCGCGCAGCAGTAAGCGCTGCGTCTTGCGCGAGGATGTGGGCCTGCAGTTGAGCGATGGCTTCGACAGGAAGGGCATCGAAGTGCCATGAACCAGAGCCATTGCAGGACGTACACACATCGCGCTCTGGCGGCTGGAAGTGGTCTGAAGACCGGTATTCCTCGCCAACGTGGCCTTCGCCGTTGCAGTCTTCACAGCGCATTGAGGCCGCTACCACTTTGTCGGCTACATTCGCCAGCCGCTGCGATTTGGTCTGTGTAGTCATACATTCACTTTCGCAACAAGTTTTTCAATCAATCCCTTAGCCGTCACAGCCCACCGCTGCAGCGCCACAGGATCGGCTTTCAGGTCCAGATTTCGGGCATGGTCTTTTGCGCGCTGCTCAAGCGTTCTGTTGTCTTGCGTGGTGGTGTGGCTTAGGCTGGTCAGCATGGGGCTACCCGCTTGAATGAAACGCACCACACCCAAGGGTTAGCGTCCCATGAGCCGAGGCCATTGATGGATTCCCAGAGGGCGGCGTACCAGGGCTTGCAGTCTTCCGGGCTGAGCCGCATTGACGCTGCAAACCGGAAGATTTCATCCGTGTCCAGCAAGCCGTCGCATGCGTCAACACCCTCGGCCATCGCATCGGCTTCACTGATGGCCTGCAACCGCTCCACGCGCACGCCAGTGACTTCCAGGGTGATGCGGCTGGCGGCGCTCGGCATGAAGATGGCGGGGCGCTTCCAGTACATCGGCTCCACACCACTGCGGCGCTTGATGAATGCCTGCGTGTCACTGACGCCATCGGCGGCATACAGGTAGTCCTTGCCGCACTCGCGTGTCAGGTCGATAAAGTTCCATTCGTCCCGGCCCTTCTTGGCGCTGAACCGGGTTTCCCAGCGGCCCCAGGCAAAGAACGTTTCGCGCACCTGGATCTGGTCGCCAGCGTGGCCATAGGGGCTAAACCTGTTCTCCGGGTGTGCAACAAACTCCGGTGTGAAGTTGTGCGCCTCCAGCCAGTCCAGAGCCTCACCTTTGACAGCGCGGCGCGTGATGGTCTTCGGGTCAACATCGCGCAGGATCGCCTGCACCATGGAGCCCTGGTAAAGCATGGGAGTTGATTTCATACCCGCACCCCGCCAGCACCCTGCAGCCGCCGATCCATCCAGTCATGCGTTATCTGTCCGCGCCAACCCGGTGGCGGCTCAAACGCAAACCGGCTCGGCGGTGTCGGGTGTACCTGCACCTTCACGGTTTCGGGCCAGATGATCTTGGTAGGCTGGGCCGGAGTCGCTGCCTGCTCAGAGCGGCGCAGCACCAGCTCTTCGCGCTTCTTGGGCTTTGGCGGCGCCTTGGGTACTGGCGGGCGGCCAACGGGTCCACCTGTACGCGCGCGCTCGGCCTTGCGCTGGCGCTTGGCCACTGCGGATGCCCTCATGCGGGCCTTGTAGTCGTCTTCGGCCACCAAGTCCCAAGCCTCGGCATGCGCCAGCGTGGCGAAGTACCGGAAGAATCTGCGCACACCAGCCTTGTGCAATCTGCCCTGGCGGACCAGAAGGCCTGCCATGGTATTCACGATGTCGGCATGGTCACCCACTGCGGCGGCCAGCTCGGACAGGCACAGGCCAGCGGGGACGGTGCAGGCTTCTATGATGCGGGTGGATAGGGTCATGCCACCCTCCGCTGCTGTTGTGGTTCGATGTAATTGGCCGCCACAATGGCGCGGCTCATGGGTGGGCAAACGCTATTTCCGCACATCCGCACCTGGGCGGTTTTGGTGAGTGGGCGGCCGTCGCCTCCGGTGTCGATCTGGTAGCTCTCCGGAAAACCCTGGGCGCGGTACAGCTCGCGCGGGGTGAGCATGCGCAGTCCGATGTCCACAATGGCGTATTCCTCGCCGTGGATGGTCACCAGGCCAAACCGGTCCTTGGTGGGCACGGTGTGCATGGGCTCGGTCATCCGTGGGTCTTGGTCGGTGCCGTAGTACTTGATCAAGAACGCCTGCACTTGGGCATGGTGGGTGCCTTGGGCGCTTACGGTGTGTAGCGGCTCGGTGGCTGCGCTGCCCACGTTGGTTCCGCGCAGCTTGAGCATGTGGCTGGTGACCAATGCGCCCACAGCGCCGCTGGCGGTGATGGTGTTCACGGGCTCCCGCACGTCGCGGATACCGTGGCTCCAGCGCTTGGCGCCGTTGGCCTGCTCGCCATGGCCCAGATGGACCATGTTGGCAGTCACCAGGCTATGGTGGTCCACACTGGTGACAGTGGCCACGGGGTCAGCCATATCGCTGCCCACCACCCCGGTGTAGTGCTTGGCAAGGAACGCGGATACCAGCGCATGCTTCTCGCTGCCCACCAGCGTGCCGATGGGCTTTTCCAGGCCTGGCACGCGGGGTGCTTGGCCTGGACGTTCGCCATAGCCGGTTTGAATTAGTGTCGGCACCACCGCGGCAAAGTGTCCACCCTTGATCTGGGCCACCTGGGTGCGCAGCGGCTCGTTGGCGTCAAAGGTGCGCTGGCTGCTGGCATTGGCGTGCTCGGTGAGGAATGGCGCACTGCTGCCCACAATGAACGGCTTTGCTGCCTCCACCACATAGCGCTGGATGCCCTTGGCAATGCGCTTGCAGGTAGCGTCGGCCAGCGGCTTGCTGCGCTCGAAAATGCTGGGCGCTGGAATGCTCCAGTCGATGCACTCGGCGGCCGTTCGCCATGGCTTGAGCTTCTTGGCCTTGAGCTGCAGCGAACCGGGCGCCGCGTGGGTAGGCTCTGGCCACACGATGGGCTGGCCGTCGCACCGGGCCACCAGAAACAGGCGCTTGCGGATGGTGGGGGCGCCGTAGTCGCAGGCGCGCAGCTCGCGCCACTCCACCACGTAGCCCATATTGCGCAGGCTGGCAACCCAGCGTTTGAAGGTCTGCCCCTTGCGCTTCGGGCATGGCCACTCGCCCCAGGCTTCCGTGGTGTTACCGTCTGCATCAGTGGTGACTACTTTGCGCTTCACCAGCGGGCCCCATGTCTGGAATTCTTCGACGTTCTCCAGGCAAATGACCTTGGGCTTTCTGCCTGATGGCTCCAGCGCCTTCACCCACTTGAGCACTACGCCTGCCAAGCTGCGAATCTTCTTGCTCACAGGCTTGCCGCCTTTGGCTTTGGAGAAGTGTTTGCAGTCTGGTGACGCCCACAGCAGGCCAACGGGCAGGCCGTTGGTGACCGCCACGGGGTCAACTTCAAACACGTCACTGACGTAGTGCCGGGTCTGGGGGTGGTTCGCCTGGTGCAGCGCCACGGCCTCGGGGTCGTGGTTGATGGCAATGTCCACCGCGCGGCCAATGGCCTGCTCGATGCCGGTGGACGCGCCACCGCCGCCCGCGAAGAGGTCAATCACCAGTTCGTGGTGGATGGGCAGGTTGAATTGGCTGCTCAGCATGTCGATCAGTCCTGAGCGCCGCCGGCCAGGCTTTCCTGCTTGACCTCGGGCGCCGTGAGGGCGATCTTCACCTCGAGGTTTTTCAGGGTGGCCAGCTTGCCGAAGGTCTTCTCGGGCACGTCCTGAGACTCGATCAGGAAATCCACCAAGATGGTCCCGCCTTCCTTGGGCTCGATCTTGAATTTGGAGACGATGCAGTCACTGATGTCCAGATTGGACTTGCCACCAATGCCGTGATCGATCACCAGGGCGTAGCCGTACAGGTCTTCGTTCCAGTGGAACTTGCCCACCTTGATGCCGGCCTTGGTGAGGTTGGGCATATCGCTGACAGACTCCACGCCGTCCAGACCCTGCTGGCCGGAGGACGATGCCGCGGACTTGGTGTACAGGAAAGACTTCAAGGAACCATCGAAGTGGGCCAGCTCGTTATTGCTCAGCTCCAGGGCGAACGACAGGGCCGCGCCCGGGTTGGCGCCGGGTTCGCGGTTCTTCTGGGACAACACCACCACGTCGGTGATCTTGGCTTTGGTCATGGTCTCGATTGCAAATGTCATGGTTCTCTTTCAGTTGGGGAGGGAGTGGGAAAGGGTGAATTGCGCCAACACCTCGGAGGCGTAGACGCGGGCGGCTTTGACCTTCTCGGCCATCAGCGCCTCTTTGGCTGCATCGCGGGTGATCGTCCAGGTGGTCAACCGCTGGTGCTCGGGTACGTGGTCAACAAAGTGCATGCTGGCCGGCTCGTATCGGATAAGGTGCTCGGGGGTGCTGAGCAGGACGTAGTTCACTTCCCACTGGTCGGCATCCCACAGCCACATGTAGCCGCGCATCTGCCACTCGTACAGCTTGTCCTCGCAGTCGGCCAGGCTGATGGGGAAGGTGGCGACGGACCAGGGCACCTTGATGTCGTGGCCACGGCGCGCGGGGGCGTTGAACAGATCGCACTCACCGGTCAGCCATTCGTTCTGCCGGCGCTCGGTGTTCTTGGTGAGGGCCAGGCCGCGCACGCGGTTCAGCAGGGCGATGGCATCGGCCTCCAGCAGGATGCCTTTCTCCATTTCCTTGGCCGACACCTCGAAGTCCACGCCAAAGATGGCCTGGGACACCAGGCTGCGGATGTGAGTCTTGGCACCCTCGGACAGCGTGAGGTTCTTGAGGCGGGCCAGCAGCGCTTTCTCGTCGTCGGTGCGCTTCTTCTTGGCGATGATTTCCTCGACCTCGGGTGTGCGGAACTGGTCATCGATGGACACTGGCTCGGTCATCAGCTTGCCGATGGAGCTGCAGCGGATCAGCAGATCGTTCACGCTGCACCACCCTGGTCAGCCGTCCGAGCCACACCGCGCATCTGGGTGAATTCCTTGTTCACCACCTTCTTTTGTGCCGCCGTCAGGGTGTTGTACCAACCGGTGAGCGCGGCCATGCCCTGCATAGACTTGTCCCGGCCAGCCTGGATCAGCTTGTAATCCTCGTCGCTGTCCTCGGGGTCCGGCGCACCACCACGGCCACCGTTGTCGTCGTCATCCTGCTCCGACAGTCCGGTGATGGCTTTCAGGGTATAGCGCTCCAAGTAGCTGACCGTGGATGCGCGGGCCTGGATGGCATTCTTGGCACCGCCCACATCAGGAGGGCCGCCCATCGAAACGGATTCGGTGTGCCCGGCCACGTGCTTGATGGTGCAAGTGACCTCCAGCCATTGGGGTTCGTCCTTGGTGATCTTCCAAGAAGAACTGAGGCCATGCCGGGACAGCGCCGGGGTGATGGCATTGACCACACTGAACAGCTCGGCGTAGGACTTGCCAGCCAGCGGGCCGGCGGTCACACGGCGGTTCTTCACAATCACCACAGCCTCGGCCTTGAAGGCGGCGAAAGCGGTGTCGTAGGCCTTGCGTGCCTCGGTGGCCTCCCAGCGCTCCTGCAGGGCCATCAGGCGCTCCAGCTTGTCCAGATCGGCGCCCTGTTGGACAGCCATCTGCAGCAGGTGGGAGGGGGTCGGGTTGGCAATGGCCGGCAGCTGGGCCACTTGCTCGACATCGATTACGTCGGTCATGGATACCTTTCGGAGTTAAGGAGTGGTCCGGCGCACGGTTTCCCAGACGCGGACAAGGGAGCGGGTGGGCGAGTGCCCAAACCGGCGATACATGGCGTAGAGGCGGAGGAAGGTCACAGCAATGCACCTTTCGCCAACCAGCCGGCAATAAAGGACATGACACAAGAGCAGACAAGGCCTACCCAGCAGCAGAATCGGATGTCGTCGTTCATGCGTCCACCACGGTGTTTTGGCTGGCCCAGGTAGTGGCCATGCGCTCGATCAGCCGCTTGGCTTGGTCCTGCACAGCCACAGGATCGGTGCCATAGGCCACGTTCAGCAGCAACTGCATGGCTTCGGTCATGCTCGGGCCGCTGGGGTAGTCCAGCGATTCCTGCATCACTTCGGTGAGCAGCTGCACGCGCTTGGGGACGTAGGCGCCGACAGGGGAAACCGGGGCGGTGAAGTCCCGAACCATGGGGGCGAAGGTGGCGATGGCATTTGCATCACCGGCAGCGCAGGCCGCGGTGAAAGCCCGATCAGCTTCCCATTCAGCCTTGGCCTGTGCCTCGGCAGCTGTGTAGCGGGGCTCGTAGTAGGCCGATGCGTCGGCTACGGGGTTGGTGCTGTAGCTCATGCGGTCACCTCGCACAGGCGCTCTGTGTTGACCACCATAGTGCGCATGCTGCGTGCACGACGGTTCAGGCCGTCACGGTCAGCATTGGCAAGCGCGTTCTTTGGGTGTGCTGTGGGGTAGGCGTCAAGGGCTGCCTGATACAGCTCCGCAGCGAGGCGGTAATCCTTGGCTTGCTCCGCTTCGTAGGCTGCGGTGCGAAGCTGTCCGGTTGTCTGAGTTGCCATCTTTTCCTCCATCACGTTTTGCGTTTCGATGGAGATATTGAACCACGGTTCAAACAATTAGTCAACTACAGTTCAAAATAAATTTGAACCAAAGGTAAGTCATGGCAAAAAAAACCGCCTCGGTGGGCGGTCTGAAAAGCGGAAATGGTGGCTATTTGGGGAGGGATCGGCACACCCGAACGTCCGTCCGGGTCTTCCACTTGTGCTCCTGCACGGTGAGCCACTGCAGGTTATGCACTTGGTCAACACCCCCGGCACACAGGGGTTCTATGTGGTCGATCTGCCAGCCTGGGCACTTTCCATGGGTCAGGCCGGTGGCAGGGCAGGGGGTCTGGCGCTGGAACTCTCGCAGCACCTCGGAATTTCGGGGAATTCTGGCACTAGCCCCTGTGGATATTGCGCATGCAGCTATCAATAGAAGAGCGCATTTCATCGACGGTAATTGTTGTCTTCCTCGAATTCCGAGTCAGAACTTGGATATTCAAAGCCCAGCGCACTCAACCCGAGCGACAAACACAGGAAGACCGCGATACCAATAAGCCATGACAGCCACTTGATCTTGAATTGATTGTGGAGTTCAACGCCTGCCCAGATCCCAATTCCCAAAGCAGTGAAGTGCAGGCCATGAAGACCTGTGTCGATGAACACCGATCTAGCGCAGAACTTGAAGTAGTCGGCCCAAAGCGCACACCGGAGCAAGGCGAATCCTAACAGTGCAAGTACCCCCGCAACTGCCAGCTTTATCTTGAAGGCGTTCATTCATCCTCCCACTTCCCGATGACTGTGCCCAGCACTTCAAACGGCTCCTGAATGGTTGGGTGAGTCGGATTCAACGGGGCAAGCCAGCGCCTTCCGTCCTCGTCCTTATAGACCTTGAACGTGGCTTCCTTTGATCCTGGCGTGATCGCAATGATCCGATCCCCGTTTACAGGGGAACGCTTGGCAGGGTCCACGATCACATAGGAGCCCTCTGGGTAGCTTCTCCCATAGGGAGAGGTCATGGAGTCTCCACGCACACGCAGCGCATACGTCTGGTCGCTGTGCGCCTTGAAGATCGGCAGATGCCTCTCGGCATCCTCCGGTTGGAACGTGTCAGCTATGTCGTGCCACGCCCCCGCTTGTACCCAATTGATCACTGGAACCTTCCCTGCGGATTGCCTTGCAGCATCCACGTTTCCTAGCTCGCTGGCCTTCTTTGGGCCTTTTCCACTGGCTAACCAATCTGAGTTCAGTCCGAAGAGCTTTGCGGCCTTGAGGTTGTTGTCCTTCCCAAAGCTCCCACCATCGCGCACCTTTCTCACGGCCTGATAGCTGATGCCCATTGCATCAGCAAACTTCGTGAGGTCCATGCCGTGGGCATCCATCTCCGGCTTCAAACGATCCCAGTAATTAACCATGGTTGCAAT